AGCGGTGCTGACGACAAGATACGTTTCAGAGCAAGACCAACAGCATATATTGGTACTGACCCTGAGCACATGGCAGAGCATGCTTTTATCACAGATGAAGAAGCAGAGAATTTCTGCTCAACACCTGTCGGCGGAATCATCTTGTGGCCTAAGTTCATTGTGCATGAGGACGGTGGACAGGTAATCGGGCGTGAGGCACAGAATCCTCCTGACGGCTGGGTTGTCTGTTACGGTGACCCAGTTGCTACGGCAGAATATCCTGACCTTGTTCCGCTCGTTGAAGCCGGTATCCTGACATATACAGATGCATCACATAACTTTATTCAGCTTCCTAAGATGGACTACGCAATCATGAAAGCCAAGAAGCCGACATTTGATAACATTGTCCCTGAAATCCCTGTTGCTCCTGATGTTGCTCAGCTTGCTTCTGATGTAGCTACGCTTACTACACGTCTTGAAAGTGAGATTACTGTACGTGAGGAAGCTGACACTGCACATAGTGAAGCTATTGCTACAATCAATGATACTACTATTCCGACAGCACAGGCTACAGCGGAAGCAAACGCACTTGCTGCTGCTAATGCACAGCTTGGTCTCGTAATGTCTAATGAAGTTGAAGCACGTGTAGAGGGTGATTCAACTGTGCTTGCTTTCGTTGAGGATAAGCATGTGTACGGTAGTGTTGATGAATTGCCAAGAAATGTTTCATCTTCGGATGAATGGCATGTCGATGATACTGCTTTGGTGTTCAACGGTGTAGCGATTACTACGTACAAAGTTACTGCTGTAACACAGATTGCTGCTGATAACTACCAAGTAGACTGGGAGCTTGTAAATGCTTAGCATGACCGAGATAAACATGATGCTCAAGGAAAACTTTGAGCGTCAGTTACAGGAAGTAAAGGATTTGCCTGAAGACCTTGCGCGTGGTTACAAGAACTGGGTGCAAGGTCTGGTGCAGGCAGCTGCTCAGGAAATGAACGCTGAAAACGCTCCACCACCTGAACAAGGTGCTGAGCAGCCGGCTCAATAATATAAGGAGGACTAGATGGGAGTAATCAAATATCTTGATGAGCGTGGACTTAATACGCTTATTCAGGAAATAAGAAGCATCACTGCCAAGACATATAAGGTAAAAGGTTCTGCAGTGTATGCTGATGCTGCCTACCTTGTCAACCCTGACAAGCATCAGGGCATCGACAGTGTAGGTCTTTGGAAGCTTATTGACGGTGTATGGACAAAAATCACTACATTTGAAGTAGGTTGGATTTACAACATCGAGAACAGCTTCATCACTGATTCTGACTTCATCGACGGAGCTGGAATTGACGTAGCTGCGGGTTCCAACATCTGTGTATGTGAGGCAACTGGCACACCACCCACTTATAAATGGGACTTGGTAGGAAACGCAATTGACCTGTCTGACTACCAGACAAGGAAGTTCGACGTTCCTTACGCGATGTTCACGAGCCAGACACCTGTGACGTATACAAGCGTGAGCCAGCTGCCTACATCCGAAGCAAAAGCAACTGCTACAATCACTGAGAACATGATTACGATTCTTGCGTCAAGCGGAACGCCGATGCCTTCAGACGGAGACGTTTACCAGGCGCATGTTACCGAGGACCCGAATAATTCGACCATGAACGTAATCAGCTGGACTAAGCTCGGAAACCAGACAAATGTTGAAGGTATGCTTGAGCTGCTGTCAAACGTTGCTCCGAACACGGCAATCACAAACGCTGAGATTCTTGCTATGTTCAACAGCTAAACATGGAGGCGGACTATGCTCAATGTGCTCGGCGGAGTTAAGGTATATACCACCACTGAAATCAATTCCATGATAAAAAGGTCTCATGGCTTTGACATAGTGAATGAGCTTCCGCCAATACAGACAGCTGACATCGGAATCGTGTACTATAAGACTACGTCAAAGTGCGTAGTCGAAATAAAAGGCTACAGGAAGATAGGCGACCCGGACGATACCGACGACATTACTCCTGAGCCTGATGCGGAGCACGTAATTCCTGTATATATCAGCAGACCTGCTCTTGTTCCGTATATCATAGGCATCGTCAACGGACGGCGCGTATGGTACACGGTAGCAGGTCAGACGGTTGATACTTCACCTATCAGCGATGAGGAGATACTTGCTATATGGCACAGCTACGACACTATATAGCATGTATGAGTTTATCTGCAAGTAAACAAGTTCTGAATCTTTGTTGAGGAGGCAGGACATGAACAACGAGGATAATATGGACTTAATCACAACGCAGTTCCAGTCAATCAATAACCAGTTCAAGCAGGTGAACGAGAAGCTTGACAAGCTTACCGAGCTCACTCAGCAGACGAACCTTCAGGAGTACAAGATTACTCAAATGGACGCTGCGATAAAGGAGCTTAAGGCTAAGCTCGACAAACAGCAGGACAAGAAGAGCGACACGTTCTGGAAGTTCGCTTCCCCGATGCTCTCTGCTTTCCTTGCTGCTGTTGTATCATTCATAATATCAGGAGGGCTTGCAAAATGAACAGCCTTGTAATTGAGAACGCGTCGTTCCAGCATAAGAGCGAGCGTCCGCTGAAAACAGTGACCTACAATCCTGTCACAGGCAAAACGAGCGAAGGTCAGTTCCTTCCCGGTGACAACGTGAAAGTGTCCGTGCTCATGAGCAAGATAGACACCCTCGAGGCCGGTTATGAGAACTGTCTCATTAACAAAGCATGGTCTGAACTTGTGGACGGAATGTCCATCAAAGTGTATCAGGCCGATGACGGTGATATTTCGGTGCTTGACAAGGAAGCCGTTTATGACGGTGAGAATGACAAGCTTATATTAACTGTCAGCGAGCAGCTTACGGTGGAGTTCACCAATGCCGCCGCTGTCACGGCGCTGATATTCGACAACGCCGTTATACTCTCAGCATAAGGAGGCCTGATATGGCTGCTGCTTACAACCTGCTTATAGAAGGCGCGGCGATTGAGGACAGGCTCTCGCTGCCCTATACTACTATACCGTTAGCAAATCCTGACAACGCGGCTGACGTTGACAGAATCTGGGTAAAGAAAGTTCCCAAAGAATATTCATCAGCACTTGACGACATCATTGCAGGCTGGGGCCTGTACAACGAGGACGGTACTGTTGCTACCGGCACACCTGAAGCAGGTGATACAATCAACCTGTGCTACAGGGTAAATGCTATGCGGCTGCGTGAGATTTCTCAGGCCACGCCGACATACTCAAAATCATGCCTGGTTTCTGCATAAGGAGTGAAATATGTCTACAACACAAACATTACCGGAAATAAAAAATGCTATCCTCAGTGATACACTGAATGTATTGCTCGGCGCGTCAACATGGGTACGTGTCGGGCGTTCTGCTTATCTGTATATAAACAAAGCAACTGCTGCTACATTGGCAGAAGTCGAGGAAGACGACTTACCGCAGGAAGGCGATTTGCCTATACCATTTGCAAGCAACAATATCCATGTACACTGTGGTCTTGATGGAGGCATACAGAAATACAGTCTTGTTGTTGTTGATGCTACAGAACCGGTATACGGTGATGAGCCATCTCCTGACGACAAGTATGACATGAATAAGCAGGTTGATGTTAATGTACCTGCGTACATAGCACCTGTTGAAGTATTTCCGTCTTTTGGAAAAGAAGCTATGAAAAAGGTAACGGTAGCACTCAGCAACATACCTGTTATTGAGAGCAACAAGGATGTAACAGTAAACGTTTCTGATTACTCTGCACCTATTGAAGTAACTCCGTCACTTGGTAAAAATGGAATGGCAAAAACCACAATTACCCTCAGCAATATGCCTACTGCTGACATCAACTTTTTCAGCAGCATAATACCAGGGTTTAACTTATCAAATAATGACACTAATATGCCATGTATTGCTGTCAACACAGACGGAACTCTCGTAAGCAATCTTGCTGATGTTCCGAACGCTAAGTTTATTGTTGCCCTGCTCAATGGTGGTGTACAAACAGAATGTTATAGAAAAGATGATTCATCTGTTATACCACATAATACACATGTGTCATATTCAGATAATAATGATTTTACTATAAGTGACGGCAAGATTACGCTGAACACGTGGTTTAACCCAATAGAATATACTGTATCAGCTACAACGTTATACCTTAATGAGTGTATGACTAATAGTGGAACTTGATAAAAGGAGCAAGCTATGAAAGCAAAGAAAGCAAGCTTAATAAGCAAGATTATCGCTGTTGTATGGGTTATAGCAGCACATATAGTGCTGCTCTGTCTCCTCGGCAACGGAAAGGTAACGGCTGACGGCGTAAAGCTGCTGTCACCTGTTATCAACGCTGTCGGTTTTGCTATAGTGGGAATCTTCGGAACGGTTGACCTCAACCTGCTAGCGGAGAAGTTTGCCACCAACAAGGAGCAATGATGTGGAAGAAATACTTTTGTGGATTGCTACTGCTGTTGTTTCTGTCATTACCGCGCTGTTTCTCCGAAGCGTATCTCACGGACGAACAGGAAGCGGAACTCCTGACGTTGATAGAAGAATCACAGAAGGAATTGACGGAGTTGAGGAAGGAATTGCCGGAGCTCAGGAACGAGTGTCAGGCATTGAGGACGGACTTGGACGCGTCGATGAACGAAGCGGAAACATTGAGGACAAGCTCGGAAGAGCAAAAGAAATACTACAGCAAGCTCATAAGGAACGAGAGCCTTAAGGCGACCGTGTTCGAGATTATAGCAGCAGTGCTCGCAATAGCCTGTGCTATAATTGCTATATTTTAATGGGAGTTAACATGCTTATAAACAACGAGATTTGGTTGAGGAAAATACGTAACTATGCAGGATTGCTCGGCGGACTGCTGCCGTGGATTTCGCTTTTCGGAGCTTTGATTTATGCTATAAGCACCGGTACTGTACCAGCGGAGTTCTGGCAGAATCTTTCGATAAGCGCGACATACTACGTTACGCCTGCTCTTGCCGGAATCCTTACGACGGCGAGCCTTGTGCTTATGTGTTACAACGGTTATGATTTGCAAGACAGTATTGTGACTAAACTCTCGGGTGTATTCGGGATAATGATTGTGCTTTTCCCGTGCTCATGTGCTGTATCTCCTGAACGTACAGGCTATTTCCAGCTTCCTGTCAAAGTATCGGATGTTGTGCACTGTACATCAGCGTGTATCTTTTTCTGCTTGCTCGCGTATAATGACCTGTTCCTGTTTACCAAAACAGACAACAAGGACAATATGACGGACGAGAAGAAAAAGCGCAACATAGTCTACAAGGTATGCGGAATCGGCATGGTGCTCTCAATGGTGCTTATGCTGATTCCTGTGCACTTTACTGCCAAGATATGGTGGGTTGAGCTGTTCGCGTTGTCCTTCTTCGCTTTCTCATGGCTCGTGAAAGGTGGTGCGTTCAAGCAGTTCAACGATAAGGAAGAACTTTTATGACGTTGATAGAAAAGTTTATACCTGACGGTGTGCCATGTGACACGAAACAAAAGTTTGATAAAGGCCAGCCCAGTGTAGTAACTGTGCACTGGGTTGGTCCTTATCCAGGGCAGACACCCGACATGGTGCGTGACTGGTGGATTAAGTCAGGCGGAGAAGCATCCGCACACTACATCATTAAGGACGACGTGTGTATGCAGTGCTGGCCTGACGATAAGATAGCCTGGCACGCCGGATGCAGGGCAGGCAACACTACGAGCATAGGCATTGAGGTTATACCGCAGGACACGGACGGAAGGTTCAGCAAGCAGAGCATAAAGACGCTCAAAGCGTTGCTCAGCAGGCTCGGCAAAAAAACGGTGGTGCGCCACTTCGACTGGACAGGCAAGGACTGCCCTAAGTTCTACTGCAACAGCAACGAATGGAAAGCACTTCTCAAAACACTTGGAGTAAGATATGAGTAGTCCTGATGACAGGATAATACTGACAAAGAGCAATCTCCAGGCTTTCATTGACGGTGTAAAGCAAAAGGTTGCTACATCTGTAGTTGATACTTTGTTTCCTGTAGGCTTTGTCTACGTCACAAGCACAGCACCTGAGAATGGAGGCGACCCGAACGACCTGTTCCCAGGTACACACTGGACACGCCTTGAGGACACTTATATCTGTCTAGCAGGTGATAACGATACCGTTGATGGTCCGAATGCTACACCGCATGGAAGCAATACGAGAAGTGCAAGTGAGATGCCCGGTCATGTACATTCTCTTGCAAGCACATCCTCAGCAGGTTCTGCAAGTGGCCATATAGCACGATTATTATACGATGTCAATAATGAAAACAGCCTCGTTAGTGGTTGTTTCAGTGCATCTAGTCAATCTGGAAGTTGGTATGGTTATTGGTATAACCCTAATAATACAGGTCATGTGACACTTTCCGTTAGTGTTCCGGCGCATAACCATAGCTTGCCTAGCTTCACTGAGGGCAATAACACAGATGTCACAAATATGTCTGTTAGACCAAAAACATTATATAAATATTTCTGGGAGAGAGACGCATGAGCAGACGTATAATCCTTACAAGAAGCAATTTGCAAACAATAGCTGACAAAGTGAAAGCAGAAATAACAGGTCCACTCGTAAACACCTTTTTTCCTGTCGGGAGTGTATATATTACAAGTAAATCTCCTAATGACGGCGGAGACCCAAATGTGTTGTTTCCAGGTACTCGCTGGACACGCCTTGAGGATGCTTATCTGTGTGCCACGGCATCAAGTGCCGATGCAGCAAATGCTACTCCTCATGGAAGCAATACAAGGTCTGCATCTGAATTACCGGGACATATACATCCTACAATTACAACAGGTAACAATTCTAACTATGCTACAAATAGAAGCAGTGTAGACTATATTCTTTACAAAGGAGATGAGACACTGGATATACAGTCGCCATTTATAGAGGATTGGAATAGCGGCAGTTGGTATGGTACACCATATAATAATAATAATCAGACCAAGTTCTTTCAATTAAATATAAACTTGCCTAATCATACGCATACTGTAGCTAATGTAATGTTGGAAGATACATCAGTAGTTGATATGAACATACAGCCAAAGACACTTTATAAATATGGATGGGAGAGAACAGCATGAGCAACAGACAAACAATTTCACGTGTAACGGATGACAGCATAAACCTTACGGAAGAAAACCTTCAGTATCTTATACAATGTATAAAAGCAGAGATAAATATACCTGGTGTAGATGTAGCATATCCTATAGGATATATCTATATAACCAGTAAATCTCCTAATGACGGTGGGAACCCTAACGTGCTGTTCCCCGGTACTACATGGGTACAGCTACCAGAATCATATATATACGCTGCAGGTAATAGCGATACAGTAGACGGCCCTGCTGCTACTCCTCATGGAAGCAATACAAGGTCTGCATCAGATTTACCTAATCATCAGCATAGTCTACGTAAATCATCAATAGGCACTACTAACTTAGGAGGAAGTTTTTCAGGTAATGCAAAACTACTATATAGTGCATATTCTGGCGTAACTGTCACAGGCAGCCTATTCAGCGTAAGTGCATCCGGTGGTAACTGGTATGGTGATAATAGGTCTCCTAAACATACTCGTTGGTGTAAATTTAGCTTAACAATACCAGCCCACAAGCACACGATTGATATAAATAAAAACACCAACAATAGTAACATGGACATACAGCCTAAGCACCTGTACAAGTATATGTGGGAGCGCACGGCGTAATAAAAAAGGCTACCAGTTACGGTAGCCTTTTTTATTATTTAATAATCCATTTGTCAGGTTCTTGCGCGTAAATATACTCTTTTTGTTATGTATATCTTTCCGAAAAGCTTCTTTGCTTTTACGACTGTATACCCGCCGTTATAACAGTCCGTGCTCACCTCTGCTTTTTTGAACAGCAGCAAGAACTTTATTAGAAATCCTTTAAGAGTATTTTTCTTTGAGTTTCCCGAACTCTTCGCTCGTAATCTCGACATCCTTATCCCCTGTATAGTCAAAGAATCTTCCTATGACAACCTTCCTGCCGTCAGGACAATCGACTTCGAGTACACCCATACCGTAAACCGTTCCGTCTTTCGCTACTTCTACCGTGTGCACGATGTAAGCTGGTACTTTGCTCGGAAAATATGGCATTGTAATAGGAAACATTTCGTCCACTATCCTGCTTGCCACTCCGCTATGGAACCTGTTGTTTGTATTCTCAACGTCAACGCATACAACACGGTTGTTGTCGCTGTACCACACTTTTCCGTCTTTATCTACGTACTTGAAAAGGCTTGACATACGAGTGCACTGGTATACAGTAGTAGCACCGTGCTTTAATGCATCTATTTCAGTCCAGTTCTCAGGAACATCCTCGATAGGTGTAATAGGAAGCTCGTCAAGCAGACGTTTCAGTATCATCCTTGTCATGCTGAAAGAATACCCTGAGTGCTCGTCCTCCATAAGCGACTTGTATGCTTTCAATGCGCTCTGATAACAAGCACATCCGTAATCGAATGACTTGCCGTCCCAATCAGGATTCTCATGCTTACATGCAATCCTTACCTCATTCTCTGCCCATGATGTCATTGACATATCCAATCTCCTTTTGATTGTATTTTCTCTATACTGTCACTATGCTCTTTCTGCTCAATAAGTGCACCCAGTATACTGCTACCATTGCGTTTCTTGAGACAATCAGGGCATAAGTATATTCCGCCTTTGCTGCAGTCCGAGTACGTTCCGTGGCTGTCTGCTCTTTTCCGCATCAGGTACACGCCGTAACACTCAGCAACTAGCCGTTTTCCTTTCTCGCCGAAAAGCGGCTTTTTACATATAACACAGTTATCCTGCAACATCATAGCGGATGCTCCTCGTACCATGTATCAAATGCAGCTAGTGTTATCGGGTACATATCAGTAAACCATTCACGTATGAGTTTGTTCCAATAATGCATTTTTTCAGAATCACCAGGTCCACAGCGGCGTTGAATCATATACATCCACTGTCGTATGTTCGTGGTTATTATAAGATTTGTAGCCAAACACGTTGGCAATACATCACGTGCCTCACCCGGTGCCATTCCACTGTTAAGACGACGTTGATACTCAAGCTCACATAATGCATACAGCTTTTTTGTTTCTTCCGGTGTAGCAGTTGTCTCTATTACTTCTATTTCCTGGAACTTCTGATAGATAGTGCTGCTCTGTGTAAACGCGCAATGTCTATGCCGTACAAGAGCATGCGACACACCTCTGTCAATAGTACATTTCAAAGTAATATTAGCATGCTCGAACACTGAGTGATGCCCACGATGTATACAGTTAAGTGCACGCTTGATACATGCATCTTTATCCATATTGCTGTTGTATGCTTCACCAGCGCATGCTCCGATAAATGAAAGTAACTGTTCTTCAGCCGGATAGAACCAGTCTTTCATCTCAGTAATAATCATAGGTATAAGTTTCATTTTCTATGCTCCTTTCTTTCCCCACCAGCAATCTGCCTGACGGTTGAATATTCCTTTTTGCATGTCCTCCCAGATATCACCTGACCAGTAACCCCAGTTAGGACCGAGCTCACATGCAGCCTTCATAGGTACTTTAAGTTTGTCATGGAACGACATATCCATGATATGCTTCAGCTCACCATTTGCTTCCGCGCCTATCTTATTATAAGGTACTGAAACAACATTTTCATCATGCACAGTAAGATGCATCTTGAGCACATCGAATACACCTGATTCCCATGCTTCAAGTAGAGCAAACTTCAATATATCAGCTGCTGAACCCTGAATAAGCTTGTTCAACATTTTATATATAAAGTCCTGCATTTTACCAGTAGCCGGGTCGTATACTGGTTTTGGCTTGTGCTGGTAACGACCACCTATTGTCATTACATAACCTTGCATCTGTGCAATGTTATTCACTACTTTCATAGTATCCCTTATAACAGGCAACCGTGCGTGGTAATCATCATAAACTTTATGGGTATAATCTTGTACATTCATGCCATGCTCTTCTGCCATTTTCTCGAACAATACATAGTTCTTAGTCATAGCAGTGAACCAACCCATACCATATATTACACCATAGTTGAATGTTTTAACAACTTGTCTTGACGGAATACCTGTTGCTTGCATTGCTACAGTATGAAAGTCAACGCCCGCTTTAGCTTGCTCTCTGAACCATGCTGCCTGCTGACCTTGAGCAAAGTGACCGAGCAATAGATACTCAATCTGTGAGTAGTCAAGAGCAGACATCATGCAATCATCTTCAGGCAAGAATAACTCACGCATAGCTTGACCATAAGAATGACCAACTGCTTTATCACGTGCTGGAATCTGTTGTAAGTTAGGTTTTGCACATGCAAAACGACCTGTAACAGTACCACCGTCTTCACGCTTATTAGGCGAGAATGTACAGTGAATACGACCGTCTGAAAGAATAGCATCTGCCATTCCACCGTGCATGTATGTTCCAAGAAGTTTGTTATAACCTCTTGCTTCAACTATGAGCGGGATAACAGGGTAATGCATAAGACGTGCCATTGCATCTGCTCCCCATGATTCAGCTCCGGTCTTTGTTTTGACAGGTGAATGTATACCCATTTCATTAAGACGCGCTCCAAGCTGTTTTGGTGAGTTAAGAACCTCAGAAGTCACTCCGTACGTGTCTGTAAGTATCTTTACTTTATCATCATAATCGGCCTGGATTGTATCAGCTAGTTTCTGCATTTTTTCTTTATCAATAAGCACGCCGCGTTTCTTCATCTGTACGATGAGCGGAGTGAGCTTAACATCAACCATGTAAGCATCATATACTTTCTGCATACGTGGTTCCTGGGCAAAGTACAAATTGTATGTAGCACGACAGTCTTGCAAATTGTACTCAATCATTTTCTCACGGAACTCTTTGAAATTATTCCATAAGAATAATGAGTGCTTCCATAAATCATCAACCTTTTTTATCTTGTGCCCCAGTATCTGAGCAGTAAGTATAATGTCTGCTTTATGATTGTCATACCATGCTTCAATTGTGTCTGCTTTATTCTTTCCCTGTATCTTGAAGAATCTACAACAAGCGTCAAGGTTAAGTTCAGCATACTCATCGATGTAAGTCATACGTGTCATTGTGTCATGACACAATCCACGTACATTAACATCATAACCACAAGTAAGCCAGGACAAATCATATATACCGTTATGAAATACTTTGTCAATGGATTCTTCTTCCATTAACTCAACGAACTCGTGCCACTCTTCAGTAAACGGCATGTATGCTTTTGCTCTCTGCCCATCGAACGTGCCAACACAAAGCAGGCATGAGTTATCATTATCCGGAGAATCTGAATCACGACATGAGCCGTCACCTAAGTCCTTAAGATTCGGGTCGTATGTCTCAACGTCTACAGACATCAGTCGTTTCATCATTTACCTCTAAAGTATCATAACTATCAAATAACGGACACGGAAACTCACCACGCTTGAACATACCCTCTCTCAGCATTCTTGAGCAGATATTGTAGCGTAAACATTTGTCATAGCACCATGACGTATATTCCTCAAAGTTATCTGTTTTTTGTTTATCCATTTTGTTCCTCTTCCTGATGTAAAACTACTTTGCCTTTAATCTTGAAGCAGTCAGACTGTTCCATTGATTTACAATATTCTACATATTTGCAGCACCTTGCTACATATGAAGATATAGCTTTGTACATACGGTACATGAGCAAGCCAAGATGAAGCATGTGTGGCTTCTTAGGAATGTTTTTGTTGGTGTCTACGTTAAGTTCATCAATAAATCTAAGCTTCGTCATAATTTACTCCTTTTTACTCCGGGTCATATATCTCAGGATTCATCATAAGCTCAAGTTTCTCATGCGCTTTCTTTGTGCAGAGCATAAGGTTATCGATGTCATTATTCATCCTGTCACCGTCTATATGATGTATATACATACTGTCCGGAATATCATCAGGGTCTATTCCAATAGCATCTGCCATTACTTTGCGGTAATACTCTATGTACTTTCCTTTGTGCCAGATGCGCTCTGAATCATGCCCGTCACCTATAGGCTGCTTGCCTTTGATGTTGCCTTCCTGACCTTTCTCAAGAATGGCTTCTGCAATTCTTTCACTCATACTATGCCTCCTTATAAAGAAAAAGAATCGCAGGCAGCACAATTTTTTGAGAGTTTATATTTGACTTATTGACTTGACACGGCAATATCAAGAGGTATGCTGCCTACTCGCTTTCGCTTACATGCCCCGGTGACATGCGACCACCCATCACAATTAGGAGAAATCTCATGGGACTACTCAACGAATAGCCTCATATCGGGAGCAACAGGAATCGAACCTGCCTTGTTTCTGCCTTGCTAGTATCAGCAGCTGCATTACCACTTTGCTATGCTCCCCAAGCACCGGTTACCCGGCGCAAAAAAATCAGAACGGAATATCTTCTGGATACTCAGTAGGCGTATCATCCTGTGACTGCTGTGTCTGTGGCTTTGAGCCCATGAAGTTTATCTCGTTCGTATTGACAAGGAACTCAACGTAATGCTTACCCTCACGAGTATCATATTCATTACGCTCAGGGATTCCGTCGCAGCTTATGGCAGTGCCCTTCTTCAGGTACTCCACGATTTTGTCACCCCTCTCACCCCACATCTGAACCTTGACGAACATGACCTTTTTATACTCACCGTAACCAGTGTTTATAGCCACGTTTGCGGAAAGAACTTTTTTACCAGAAGCAAGCGTACGTACTGCTGCATCCTGTGTAAGTCTTCCAGTAAAAATAAAATGACTTAAGTCTGCCATTATTTTACCTCCGGAGTTGTTTCATAATGAAGTAAGAACATTGCGTTTACTGCTACATGAGCAAGATGTGGAAGCTTTGATTCTGGGTCAATCTTCTCACCTTTACGCCAGGCATTGATATGACGGCGAAGAGCAGCATAGTAACGGTTAACTGGGTCTTCTACATTCTGCCATGAATTCGGTTTATATTTATTTGCACCGAATGTCATAACTTTCGCGACAAGTTCCTCGAACTCAGGGTCAACTAAGTCAAATCTTGTTTTACCCTCATCATATTTCAAACCCTCATCTTTCTTTACTTGTTCCTGTTTAACAGGCTGTTTCATATTTGTTGCTATCATAATAACCTCAAAGATAAAAATAGGGGGCAACTATATAGCCACCCCCATAGTCATTTACTCTGCTGAACCATCATCCTCTGGTTCGTCAAGAGCGCCGGATGTAATCTGAAGAACTGTCTGCTTTGTAACAGCAAGCTGCTTGCTTACCTGTGTATCAAACAAGTCCTTGTTAACAATACTGTCACGTACTGCTTTAACAAACTTCGCAATCTCTTTTGAAGGCTGCTGCGGATTTGGTACAAGGTCTGCTTGCAAGTTCCACTGGAAAGCAAAGATAGGAGCCTGTACACCATTTGGAAGAAGCTGGCTCTTAAGCTGACTGTTCCATGCTTTTGCTGTGCGCATACCACCTACTGTTGGATTGAAATACAGAACGCCGTCTTCCGGATAATCAGGCAGTGTAACTGCGTACACAAAAAGCTCCTGTACCTCGTTACCTGTTTCAGGGTTAATCATCTTAGGATAACCACGTTTACCTTTCGGTGGCTGACGAATCTCAACCTCAATACCGTTTACAGGGTATCTGCCAACTGTTCTGAATGGTGGCTCAGTTTCACGCTCTGACCAGATTGTGCGGAACGCAAGAACAATGACTTTAACCATGCTACCATAGTTACGTCCTGTTGCTGAGTTGCGCCATGTTCCAGCAGGATTATCTTCATCCTGTGCCTGTGAATCTGGCTGAACCAGTCCTAAGAACGGCATATTGGTTGCATTAGCACCCATGTCCTCAAAACCCTGTCCTGCCAAACCTTCCATAAATGACATATCCTCTGTCATAAGTTCCTGTGCAGCTGCATTAGCT